TGACGTTCTTGATGGTGGTACATTCTAAAAAGGATTCTATATTATGGAAAATGTAACTGATTCTGATATTTTTATTAATGCTTATCTGAAGAAGCAGGAAGATTTTACGGTTGAACTCATTCGTAAACGACTTGAAGGTGAGGTAAAGATTCAACTTCTTCAGACAGAACTACAAAAAGTATTGGCAGAAAAAACATCACTGGAAGATATGGTCAAGCAGTCACTTGTTGGTCTTGAAGGTATCACACTTGAACGTGACAATTATAAAATTAAAGCTTCTGACTTAGAGTCTAAACTTGAAAAAGACACCAGAGCACTTCGAGATATTAATGTAAATAATCAAGCTTTAATAGACGAACTTAAAGTTCAAGTCAAATCCTATTCTTCCTTAAAGTCTGATTATGAGATATTAAAGAATAACTATGACATGGTACTTGCAGAACTTAATAAAATATCTGAAAAGCCAGTTACCAAAAAGAAATCAAAAAAAGAACAAGAATCAGAGTGGATAGATGGCAACGAGATTTCAACTTAAACGAAGCTCAGTCGGCGGTGTAGTTCCCACTACAGGTGATATTGTAACTGCTGAACTTGCAGTAAATGTTGCTGATAGAAAACTTTACACTTCAAATGGTTCTGTAGTATTTGAACTTGGAGCAAACTTGGTAAATCTTTCGGTTACCGGTAATGCAACAATAAAAGCCATTAGTGCAAATGGTTCTTTTGGTACTAACGGTCAAGTACTTACTAGTAATGGATCATCAATATATTGGTCTACGGCTTCTGGTGGTTCGGATATTTCTACTGGTAAAGCTATAGCAATGGCAATGATTTTTGGTTAAAGGTAGATTAATAAATGGCTAATCCAAATATAGTAAACGTAACAAGTATTTTAGGAAAAACAGCTGTTGCAAATGTGTCTACTGCATCAAGCAATATCGTTGTAAATAGTGCTAGTAGTAATACCATTGTAAAAATTAATACATTAATAGCAACAAATATTAATGGAACTAGTGCTGTAGATTTTTCTGCAAGTTTATTTCGTAGTAGTGTGGATTATCAAATTGCTTCTACTATAGCTGTTCCAGCCGATGCTTCTTTGGTTGTTATTTCCAAAGACAATCCTATCTATCTAGAAGAAGGTGATTCTATTAGATGTCTAGCATCATCTAATAGTAATATAGTTGCTATTTGCAGTTATGAAATCATAAGCTAATGAGTATAGGTTTTAATGGTGGTATAATAGGTAAAGTAAATAACCCATCAGCATCTGTAGCAAGTGGTGTTTGGTCATTAGCCAGACAATTTCTTAGTAGAACAGCTGGTTTATGGCCTGAATTGTCATTCAATGTTGAATATCTAGTAATAGCCGGCGGTGGTGCTGGTGGTGCACCTGCAGGTGGTGGCGCAGGTGGTTATAGAAGTTCGGTAACTGGTGAATCATCAGGTGGTGGTGCAAGTGCTGAAACACCTCTTAGTTGTGCTCCAGGTACTAGTTATTCTGTAACAATAGGGGCGGGTGGTACAGGCTTTTCTTATACCAGTGGTAACCCTTCGACATTTTCCACTGTTACATCAACTGGTGGAGGCAGAGGTGGTGGATATAATGCCAGTGGTGGTTTTTTCTATGGTCCAGCTACAGGAGGATCAGGAGGTGGAGGCACAAGTAATTCCCAAACTGGTGCAGCTGGTACCGCCAATCAAGGTAGAGCCGGCGGTAACGGACCATCTGGTGTTAATGCAGGTGGCGGCGGTGGTGGTGCTAGTACTGTTGGTGCAGCTGCCGGTGCTATCGACTTTTATAATGGTGGTAATGGCGGTGCAGGGGTAAGTTCAAGTATTACAGGAAGTGCTGTTACACGAGCTGGCGGAGGCGGCGGTGCCAGTACTGGATCAACCTCTGGTAGTGGTGGTGCTGGTGGTGGTGGTGCTGGATCTGGTGGTGGCTCTGGTACTAGTGGCACAGTAAATACTGGTGGTGGCGGTGGTGGTTCTGGTGCATCTAACCCTGGTAATGGTGGTTCTGGTATAGTGATCCTAAAATATCCAACTAGTCGCACTATAACTGCCAGTGCTGGTTTAACTACTTCAACTAGTACTGTAGGTAGTTTTAAAATAACACAAATAACTGCCGGTACCGGTACAGTTTCTTGGAGTTAACAAGGAGTTTATACAATGGCACATTATGCATTTTTAGATGAAAACAACGTTGTTACACACGTAATAGTAGGTAAAGACGAAGGTGAAGGTGGTATTGATTGGGAAGATTTCTACGGTGCTGTTCGAACCTCATATAACACTATAGGAGGGATATACAGGGATCCCGAGACCAATCAACCAGCTGTAGATCAAAGCAAAGCATTTAGAAAAAACTTTGCAGGCATAGGTTACACTTATGATAAGACCAGAGATGCATTTATTCCTCCAAAACCATTTGAAAGTTGGCTATTAAATGATGATACATGTTACTGGATCCCTCCAGTTCCCTATCCAACTGATGGTAAAGTATATTATTGGGATGAAACAAGTTTGAGCTGGATTGAACATAATATTCAAACTTCATAAATACTATTTTATAAAGGAGATAATAAATGACTGAAACTAATATTGCTATGTTTTATCTAGTAAAGAATGGTAAAGTACTGTTTGGACCTAGACGTTATTATAAACCAGCCTATGAAAAGGCTTGTGTCAATCTAGAACTTGAACTTGATCTTCCAGGATCAGTTGAACTTAGCACTGAACTTGGTGATGGTTATTGGCTCATTCATGAGTCCGATTTAGCAGAAGTAACAAAACAAATTGAAGAACCTGTTGTTGAAGTTGCCGAAGAACCTGCAGTAGACGACGATGAAGAAGTTGCTGAAGAAATTATTAAAGTAACAAGAAAGAAGAAGTAATGGCTGTTCCAACCACTAGAGCTCAATTTAAAGAGTACTGCCTGAGATCATTGGGTAAACCGGTGGTTGAGATTAACGTGGATCATGATCAAGTTGAAGATCGTATTGATGAAGCTCTAAAATATTTTGTTGCTCAATGTACCGAAAATAAATATTCTAAATGGTATTTTTCTTTAATAGATAAAGCTCTAAAGAGAGATTGGAATAAAAATAATATTAATTTTTATGTGGAAAATCATCATTATATCCCTAAATCCCTCGGTGGTACAGATAGTCATACTGTTTTATTAACAGCCAAAGAACATTTTATTTGTCATATTCTTTTAACAAAAATGTTAAAAGGTGATTTTAAAGCTAAAATGGTTTGGGCAGTTATGTGCCTAAAGGGTAAAGATAATAGATATATTAATGCATCCTTATATGAAAATGCCAAAAAAGATTTAGGTCATACAGACGAAGCCAAACTAAAGATGACTAATACAAGGATTTTAAACGGCACATTTAAAGGTGAGAAAAATCCTATGTATGGTAAAACTGGTAAACTTTCTCCAAGTTTTGGTAAAAAACAAAGTTTAGAACATAAACAAAAAAGATTATCAAAAATAATAGGTCGTAAACAAAGTGAAGAAGCTTGTCTTAAAATGAAACAAAATAGACCAAGAGGACCCAGCGGTAAAAAATGGTTTAATAATGGCATATATGAATCATTTGATTTACCTGAAAATAAACCAGATGGTTTTACATTTGGTAGATTAGCAAGGAAACTATAATGGCTATTCCTACAACAAGACAACAATTTAAAGAATATTGTTTAAGGGCTCTCGGGAAACCAGTAGTAGAAATAAATGTTGACGATGATCAAGTAGAGGATAGAATAGACGAAGCTTTAAAAACGTATTGGGACTACCATTTTGACGGCTCTGAAAAGATTTATTTCAAGTATCAGATCACTGCTCAGACTAAGATAGACCGTTATGTACCTATGCCAGAGAATGTCATTGGTGTAGTCAATCTATTTCCCATCGGTCAAGCACTGAATACTAATAATCTATTTAATATCCGTTATCAGATTGCTCTCAATGATCTTTATACACTGACTTCTGTGTCTATGGTTCCATATTACATGGCACTGACTCACGTTCAGTTCCTTGAGCAAATGCTAGTAGGTCAACAACCTATTCGCTATAATCGCCATATCAATCGACTTTATATTGATATGGATTGGAACATCATCAATGAAGGTGATTACATTATTGCAGAAGCTTATCAGATTGTAGATCCAGATGTATATGCTGATGTATGGAAAGACCGTTGGCTTTATAGATATTCTTCATGCTTGATAAAGCAGCAATGGGGTACTAATCTTAAGAAGTTCTCTGGTATGCAACTTCCAGGTGGTTTAACTTTCAATGGTCAAACCATCTATGATGAAGCTACTAAAGAGCGTCAAGAACTAGAAAATGAAATGATTTCCTCTTACAGTCTCCCCGTTACTGATATGATAGGGTAGTAGGACCCATTAGTTATATAAATACATGTATGGATATTATATTAAGAGGAGTTCCATGCATGATTGAAAAATACGGGTTTGTCTATATCTGGTTTGATCGTAAACATAAAAGATATTATATAGGTTCTCATTGGGGTCATGAGAACGATGGTTACATTTGCAGTTCTAGATGGATGAGAAAAGCATATAAACGTAGACCTGAAGATTTTAAAAGAAAAACTATATCAAAAGTATTTACTAATAGAAAAGAGTTATTACTTGAAGAACATCGTTGGTTATCAATGATTAAGGATAATGAGCTCAAAACTCGTTATTATAATATGACTAAACATTTAAATGGGCATTGGTCTGCTGAAGATAATGTAAAAAGTATTTCTGAAAAAATATCTATTAAAACAAAAGAAGCTATGAATACACCTGAAACAAGAGAAAAATATCTTGAAGGTTTAGCTAAAAGAGATAATAAATCTAGTGATCCTGTAGTTCGTGAAAAAAGAAGTAAAAGTATGAAAGGTAAAAATGTTGGTAAAATAACTGTCAAGTTTGCTACCGGTAAAGGAAAAGCTTTTCATGTAACAAAAGATGATCCTAGACTATTATCTGGTGAAGTTATTCATGTTACACAGGGGTTAAAAAGAGGTCCTCATTCCGAGGAAAGAAAAGATCATTTGAGAAAAACTTCGCATTTTCACGAAATAAATAGTATTAAAAAGAAGTGTGATCATTGTGAGTTTATAGGTTTAGCTCCACATCTATCTAGATATCATAATGACAAATGTAAAAAGAAACCGATAACTTTAACATGTGTAGGTTAATATGTTAATATTCAGACTCATAGAACTTTTAGGATAAGTAAATGCGTGGTAGCAGTTCTGTTTACTTCAATAACTTTGCATCATCTGGTGAGCAAGACCTGCTGCATGATTTGATTATTGAGTCCATATCCATTTATGGACAGGATGTGATGTATCTCCCCAGAAAGATTACAAACTTTGACCAACTTTATACCGAGGATGATTCATCAGAATATACACAAGCACTGCAGATTGTAATGTATATTGAATCTGTTGATGGCTTCACTGGTGATGGAAACTTCATGTCTAAGTTTGGTTTACAGATTAGAGATCAAGTAACATTTGTAGTTTCACAAAGAATCTTTGAAGAGAATATCGGCACAGTTACTAATCAACAAAGACCAAATGAAGGCGATCTTATTTACTTCCCACTGAATAATAAGTGCTTCAAGGTCATGTATGTTGATAAGTTCTCCATGTTCTATCCATTAGGCACATTACCTACATGGAAGTTTACCTGTGAGCTCTTTGAGTACTCTAATGAAGTATTTAATACAGGCTTTGCAGAGATTGATAAACTACAAAAGAACTATTCCACAAATATTTTTGATCATGCTCTGATGGATGAGAATGGTGACTATCTAACTGATGAGAATGGCGATATTCTGGTCATGGAAAACTATAATCTATCCACTACAAATCCTGTAGCAGATAATGATGCCATCCAATATGGCACTGATAACTTCGGTATTGGTTCGGATTCATTCATCGACTTCACTGAAAAGAACCCATTTGCACAAGATGATTATTAAATGCATTTTCTACCCATTCTGTGCTTACCTAATGATGATCGCCCCATTTCTCTATGACATTTAATACAGCATATTCTATACTTGTTTTCTTCTGCTTTTTTTGCTCTCCATTCAGGAGTACATCTTAGTTTTGCTTTTTCACTTAAATGTTCTCTTAGAGCAGGATCATCCATTGCTTCTTTTGTACCGATAGCTATTGAAGTTTTATCTTCTTCAGTACGGTTTATTCCGAATAATGGACTATTCTCTCCTATATATTTTTCACGATTTTCCTTTCTTGTTTTAGAGTTACTTTTACCTGCTGCTTGTCTTGATTCTTTAGTTCTATTTTTATTAGTTTCTACTGAAAGTTCAGATAAAAATCTTCTTCTTTCATCTGTAAAACTTTTTCTATAGTTTTCTTTAGATTCCTCGGAACGTTTGTAACCTTTTGTACTTTTTCTTTTTACACCTTTTAATCTTTTTGATATGGTTATTCTTCTTTCATCTGTAAAACTTTTTCTATAGTTTTCTTTAGACTTTTCAGAATGTTTATATCCACCTTTATTCTTGAACTGTCCACTCATATTCCTTTGATTGAGAAATATATCACTCTCAACCATTTTCATACGTAATATGACTTTGCTTTCCCATTTTAAAGCATCTTCAGCCGTATTAAAAGTTTTTCTTATTTGAATAATATCTGGTTCACCATGCAACTTTCGGAACTGTTTTACTTTTTTTGATGAAGTAAAATAACTTTTCCAAAGTTGTTCAGGGTTGGCGATTTTGGTTTTAGATTTATAACTACAACCATAATACCACTTATTAAGTTTTGACCAACCTATCAAATAGGTGTAAGGTGTATAAATATACATAGCTGGAATCTCCTAATAGATTTTAGAGTAGGTGGGACTGCCATCCGTGACCTACACCTTTATTTATAAAATCTTTTAGGTTTTTTATTAATGCTAAAAAATATTTTTACATTTTTATTGTCTTTCACTGAAAAAAATCCGTTTGCTGAGGATGTTTACTAATGTTTAAGCCTTTCTACTTCAGCCTTATAAGAAAATATATTATATGTTTTGGCACTCTATTCAATAATATCTACATCACTAGGACAGATAAGACCGGTAAAGTAAAAGACTTGATTCGTGTGCCCATCACTTACGGACCACGTGACAAGGCTCTTGCAAGAGTAGTAGAAGATCCAAATATTGATTTACCTACTGCTGTATATCCATTACCAATGATGTCTTTCGAGATGACTAACTTCAGTTACGACACGTCTAGAAAGATGCAGACCGTGAATCGTGTGTCAGTCAATGATACTGATACAAACAAAAAAAAGTATCAGTATATGCCGGTACCCTATAATATTGGGTTTCAGTTAAGTGTCCTGGTCAAGAACGCGGAAGACGGTACAAAGATCGTTGAGCAAATACTGCCATACTTTACGCCTGATTGGACAGTGACCGCTAACATTATTCCTGAGATGAACATAAAACAAGACATCCCAATAGTTTTAGAAAGAGTTAATTTAGAAGACGTATATGATGGTCAGTATGCTAATAGAAGATCAATGGTATGGACTTTAGACTTCACGCTCAAAGGTTATCTTTA